TTAATCGCGTTCTTCATAGAATACAAGATTACAGTATAAACTTGGTTTTGAAAAGCCACCGCTTGTTGTTTGATGTGTTCTGGCGCATCATCCGAAATACTTACTATCTTTTTTGTGGCCTGTGCTGCCCAAAATTCAGGATCGTGTCCTTTGTTTTGTGTTGAATGAACCTCAATATTACCTAATACAAAATCACCCTTATTGCTCATAGTCACCCCTTATATGGTTCTGGTGGTACAACATCCTCATTAATTTTAAGACCTATCTTTTCTAGTTGCTCGTTGATTTCATCAAAAGGTCCAATCAAAAATTTACCTTCATGTGGTACGGCTACCAGAGGTTTATCCAATCTATGGAAACCATAAAGTTTTTCTGTTGCTGGTACATTAGAATCTAAAACTGTAGATCTGCCACTTATACCAACAATTATATCTTCGCTCATACATTTGCTAATCCAAAACTCAACACAAGCTCTACCCGCTTCTGCAAAGTGCATGTTTTCTTTATATGAGAAATCTATACCGAAAAGATCAATTCTGCCGACTTTATTGTATAAAGCGTAAGCTATGGCAAAAGCTACTGTTGTGTTCATGTAAGCGCATTTGGTCGCGTTACATACATCCTCTACTGGGTATCTTACTGGATTTTTGATTCTAGGATCTTCCTCACAAGTGTATATGGGGACATCGGACTCCGACATGAGTTTAACCATGGCGTTTGTTTGTTTGCCAGCATCGTCTGAATCAAAGAACCGACTGGCTGGATCTAATGCAAAGATTCTGTGAGCTGGATATACCAAGCCAGCAGAGTTGATGCACCATATTTCGTCCCATTCACTTGAGTTTTCAAGACCTATAGCAAAATCTACCTGTGACACACCCAGGCCAATTATTGCTACGGATTTACCTTCTAAATGTTCTAGTACCATTAAGTCACGCTTGAGCGGACTGAATCGTATCTATACTCGTCGCGTGTGCCACGACCTTCTGATGTATTTTTCATACGAGCTATCGCCTCCTTGAATCGACCTTCAAATAGGGCGACGACTTCTGGAGGTTCTTTGAGAAAGATTGCTCCTTCCACTAAAGCTCCGTACAACAACGCATCTGGATAATCCGAAGATAAAGTTGTTGTACCACTGTCACTACCACTGGTTAAAGATCCTGGTTTATTTAAGTAATGTAATTCGATTGTATAGTTCGAATCAGGAATCGGTGAGATTTCAAAAGATGTTTCATCAAACAAAGAATAATACTTGGGCGTACCTTGTGTGGTTCCCGGTGAATACTCTTTAATAAATGAAGCGTGTTTAAAATCTAAGTAATCGTAAATACTTGAGCTGATTATAGCCAAGCTCATAGGTGCATAGAAATCTGTAGGTGTAGCTAAAAATCTGTTTCCAGAAGTTAAGTTACCTTGCACGTTTTTACGTTGATCTGGTAATTGAACCAAAGAAAATATGCGATCTTCTGATTCTTGTATAAACCTTGGTAATTGAGTTGTAAAGGTAGACTCTGATACCTGGAGATAATCTTGTACCGCTGTTTTTAATGTAGCAAGTGTAAAGCTCATGTCGTTATTGTAACCTCACCCAATCCAACTGTAACCTCAAAAGTAGTAAGAACCGATCCCAACTTGCCATTGCCAACATTTGAATAAACCAAAAAAGCATTGTTATCGTCTGCTATGTCTGGCCTTGCATTTCTTATTGCCTGTGGATCCTGGGGAGCTGGTTTAGGCATTAACTGTGGATGCTTTGGACTATATTGATCGGGACCAACTAACAAGCCATCCCAAGTCATACGCATATCTTTCAGTTTGTATCTGAAACCAGTAATGTCGCAGATCCCGTAAGTATATTTCCCAGATGCAAAAGCCATTACGCGTTGTTATAACTCCTTAGATTAGGTTGTATTTTAAATGAGGCTCTATCCTCGTCTTGAGATAAAGCTCTTTGAAACTCGTCTTCGTATATTGCTTTAAGGGTATTTGTTCTTTCTGGTGCCCTTTTCATAGATATATAGTAAGCGAGGCCAGCTGCCAAACAAGGGTAAAATCTGAACGGCAGATCTAGTGTATTTGCGCCCACATCTGCGTCGTCCATCCTCGTAAGCACATTCATGTGTACTGTATAGGCGCTCGATTTGTCTGGTGCTGGCCAAACTGATATTGTTGGTGTTGTTTGTTTATTAACAAAAAATTGATTTGGTTTACCAGTAGAAGACTTTGTAGTTATG